CATAGCAAATAAAATTGAACCTATTGACTTTATAATTAAAAATGAATTTGATTTCTGTGAAGGAAATGTAATTAAATATATTTCTAGATATAAAAGAAAAAATGGTATCGAAGATCTTAAAAAAGCTAGACAGTATATAGATTTTTTGATCAAAAAAGAAGTTGAAAAAAGTAAATAAGTATGACAAAATTTAAAAGAATTATCAATGGAGAGTGTCATTTTCAAATGATTGAACTCTTTGATGATGTAAAGAAGGCTGCAGACAACTCGAATAGAGGAGAGTTTGTAGAAGTAAAAATCGATAACTTAAAATACGATTTTACAACAGTAGCAAAGGAGCATGATGGAAGACATCAAAGTTCGTCTGCAAAAGCTGAAGGATCTTCAAGCGAAAAAGCACAAGAAGTTTCTGGAAGCAAAGTACAAAGTAAATAAGTATCAACAAGATTCTTATAAATTACTTTGGCAAATAGAGCAGACAAAAGAAGAGTTAATGACAGCTAAATAGTTATTAACTTAATAGTTGAAAAAAAAGAAAGGAAAACGTAGGGGATCTATGACTATAAATGTAAGCACACACTATAACAAACACATCAATAACTTAAATCAAAACAACTTTATCTACAAAGTTAAGAAAGCATTTTACCTTCTTACGAGCCAAGAAGAAAGATTATATGAGGTAGGGTTCTCGGAAGGATTTCTGTACGCAGCAGAACTAATGCAAAGACAACCAATAATGGATAGCAATAACAAAACTAAAATTGCTACTACATTTAAAACAAAGAACGCAAACCTGGAAGTCGTATCTAAACTTGTAGATAAAGTTTGTGAGAAATATACTGTAAGCAAACATGACATCTTTAGTAAAGGTAGAACTAGAGATGTAGTTCGAGCAAGAAGTATAATCTATAACCTATTGTATGAAGGTTACAATGTTAGCTTATCTTCTATGGCTAGAGTATTTAATCAAGATCATACTACAATCATTCACTCTATAAGAAACAAACGAGATAAGAAAAATTATTGGGGTCCAGAAAATTCTATCTGGCAAGAGTTTGAAGAATTAAAAGAAATTACTTTTTAAATCCAGACTTCATATTTTTGTAAGCCTTAGAACTAATTGTAGATTTCTTTTTACTTCTTGATGTACCTGCTTTTTTACGTTTGTTAATATTATAGTACAAACCTTTTTTAGCAGTTTTACCAGTAGCTGTTTTGTGATAACCTTTTTTCATATTGCTCCTTATGTTGTTTAACTTTTAACTCACAATAGTTGTCAAAGCAACTACCATCTTTGCCATCATGACAAAAATATTCTCTTTTAGCAGTTACAATCCAACCACCATTGTCACTAATTAATTCTTTGTTACATTCTTTACAGTAACCACAAATAAAAGATTTAGCTTTTTGTTTTTTCCATCCCTTTTTTTTCATGTTAACATTTCCATCTTCTTCTAGCTTGTCTTATTCTAGAGTTAGGATCGTTTCTTGTTTTAGCAGAAGATCTTTTAAGTTGACCAAGAGATCTAGCACAATATGATTTTCTACGTTTAGCTGCCTTTGATCCGGGTTTAACTTTACCGGTAACTGCCGTCTTTAATTTACTTCCAGGATTTGCTCTTCTATATGCTCTTACCCCTTTAGCTGTCATACCAGCTCCAGATTTTGTTGGTCTGTAGTTTGCGTTCTTACCTTTAGTAGTTTTTCTGATAGCCATAATTATTCTTTTACTATTTTTTTAATTGCTTTACTACCATCAATATTTTTTTCAAGTTCTGCTTTTACTTTCCCACATTTATAATCAATGTTTGCATTAGCATCTCTTTCAGCGATACGCTTTCCTTTAAGGCAATCACTCATTGAGCCTTGAATACGATGTTCTTTTAACTCTCCTGCTATAAACATACAAAGAGCCACAACTGTACTAATGACTGTTTCCATTTTGTCTTACCTTATCTTTTAAATCTTCAATATCTTCTAATGCTTTTTTTAACTGTGCTTCTATATGATCTAGCATAACTTGAGTATGAATATTCTTATCTAAAAGTTCTTGATGCTTCTCTACAGTTTCGTATAGATCTTCAAGAAGTAAGTATTGTTCTTTGTCTGTAGTTGTTTGCTCTGACTTTTTAAGTAGATCAGAGTTCATTAATTCTCTAGAAGTCTCTAATGAAGTTAGTCTTGCAGTAACCTCTGTGTATGCAAAGATACCCATAGCAACACCAACAATAATACCAACCATATTTTTAATTGGCATAGCAACATTTGTATTCTCACTTATCTTCATTTCTTTTTCTTCTTCTTAGGAAAAAATATTCTATCTAAATGACTAGCAAACTTATCTAGTAAACCAAAAAATTTATAAAAAAATTTATCAATCATCTTCCTTGACCCTTGTATCTTGTTAGCTTTTGTTGACGCTTCTCACTTTTATTCTTAGATTTTTTATGCGCACCTGGTCCACGCTTCTTAGGTTTCTCTCTAGGTATAAAGTGTGTAAACTTTTGCTTTGCCATTACTTCTTCTTTTTATATTTCTTTTTCTTTTTCTTCTTACCTGTTTGCTGCGAAAGAAGTGTAGGTTTCTTTTTACTATACTGTGATACGAACATTGTAGGTGCTTGTGTTGACATTACTTTCTCTTAATTAAATCTGTTGCTTTCAAACCATACACAGAAGCTATTACTCCCACGAATATAGTCTGATACCAAAAAGGTAGGTTAGAAAAGTATTCAAAGAAGAGCTGCATCTTCTCCATGTGAGCAGGATTGTCTGACCATACTGCAAATCCTAACATCACGATTGGCACACTTAGCAAAATTAAAATGAACTCGTCTTTCCAGTCTGAGTTTCTGCTCTCTAATAATTTACCTTGATACTCTGCTTCACCTTTTGCCATCTTAGCAGCATGATTCATTTGAGCATCTGCCATAAGCATTTTAGTTTTCTGTTTGTTTTTATAAATATGACTACCTGCTTGTACTGCAAGTTTAATAGCACTTAACCACATTATACTAAATCCTTTGCCTTACCAATTACTGGCTTGTATTTTGTTTTGCCTTCAGATCTATAAGCATGAAGGAATTGCTTTCTAGGATCCTTATCACAAATACTACAATGTATCCACCCAGAATTAGGCTCACCTACCTTGTAATATTCTAAGATTAATTGATCAAACTCTAGGTTTTTATATATCCAATCTGCAAGTTCAGCATTGTCTGTACCTACTACCTCGAAGTCTGCTGCTTCTGCTTTGGCGTGTTGGCTATTGATTGAGCTGCCTATCGCTACACAAAGTTGTTCAGATCTAAATCCACTTGTCACCTTAACTCTTCCGAAGTGATCTCGAACTGGTTGCAGAATAGTTTCGCAAAGAGTTTTAAGTTTTTCTATTTGATCTGCATTAGGATTATTATCAATACCCTTTCTAACTGCAGTATCTGATTTAATTAATTCTTGAAGAGTAAAGTTTCGTGATAATTTCATTCGTATATAATCCTTACATTAAGTTTCTTTTGTTCTTTGGTTGTACCTCTAGATATAAATGATCCTTTAAGATTTCTTTTATATCCATCTTTCGCAACATAAACATCTTTCTTTCTATAATTTTTAGACTTAACATCATAAGCAGTATACTCACCTGTTGTCATATTTAAAGTAACAATATCTACTGGACCAAGACCACCAAGGGGTGTGAACACAAGAAGATTAGGATCTTTGCAAAGTCTAAGTTGTGCTTTTAATTCTGTAGTTAAGCCTGTAATAGCTTTTACTCTTCTAGCCATTGTATTTGATAAAGCCTAGCAAGGAAGCTATAGCACCACCAATGAGCAACAATACTCTAAAACCACCTTTGCTTTTATTAACATCTTCTTTTAAACCTTTTATATCTTTACGCATTTCATCGATTGCTTTGAATAAAGTTTTCATTCTTTCTGCGCAAACTTTTTCGTGATAAGATATTCTTATAGAGTTGTTATCCTCTACTGCTTGTTTCAAAGTTTTTTTTCTAGGCATCTTCTCTCTCTACCTCGTTACAAAAATAAGTTACATATAATTTTTCTTTATTAAACTTGTCTACATATTCATTGGTAACTTTTATGGTAGCTGCTGCACCTGCTTTGGTACAGTCTGTCCAGGAATTAAATTCTATTGGTGATAATGTTGTGTTGTTACACATCCCAGTTATTGCTGAGCATATTGTATAAGCCAACACAAATTTCATTAGCCTTTAGGTATATCTGATTTAACTTTAGCAATAGCATCTTCCCAGTTAGTAGTACCATTAACCTTATCCCAGTATTGCATATCTAACTGTTCTTGTATTGATGGATAAGCAGTTGCTCTTTCTCTTTGATATTCGTTAGCGTCATACTCTGCTTGTAGTTCTGTCATCTTAGCTTCTATGTCAGCTACCAATATAGGTGTTGTTCCATTAAGCCATTCTATTTCACAAGTATTAATATCACTTCCTCTTACAACTACTTTTGCGTTAGGATTTATTTTTAAAATTGCATTTATAATCATTATCCAGCTATCTCCATTACAGTTATTGAATAATCATCTTCTCCATATTGAGATAAATGACTTTGGTTTCCATCATCTTGATTATACATATTGATTTTATAATATAATGTTGAGGTTGAAGATGGTGTGTCTAATACTGTTAAAGAACCACCAATTTTGCCATTTGTATTTGTAGAAGAATTAGCTAAATTATAAGAACCAATTTCTGTACCAGATGTGTCACCACTTACTGTACCTCTCCTTAAAACATTTGTTGCTCTACCACCACCACCACTATCCACACCATTTGTGTGCATTGAAACTAATATTTTATTAGATGTAGATGCTGGAGTAATACTTACTTCCAATGCAAAAACTTCTGTAGCAGCAGTAGTAAAAGTAACTTCTGTGTTTGATTTAGAAGATTTAACTTGCAAAATCTTACCTTTACCAGAGTTTGCTCCTAATGTAATTAATGCCATATTGTTATACTCCTATTATTTATTTTCTAATTCTGTTATTTTAGCTTCAAGTGTTTCAATTCTTGTCATAGCTTCTTGTAATGCTTTAATAGCTTTCATATAAAGAATAGAATATTTTACATATTTTACATTTTCTGGATTATCTCCAGCAAAGTCTTCATGTAATTGTGCATGACTACTATCTGCTTTATCTTCTTTAATTAATCCAGGTGATACACTTTCAAGTTCTTGAGAAATAACACCTAATTCTAATGGTGCATTTGCTTCTCCATACTGAAGTACATCATCTTTCTTTTTATATTTTCTAACTCTAATGTTTTTTATGTCTTCCCATTGCGAACCAGCATCAACAATATTTTGTTTTACTCTTTCATCTGAAATACCACCATAAGAGTTGTCATGGTTTTGTAAATCTCCATCACTATTTATATTTACTCTTGCAGTTGTAGTGTCTCTCATCTGCATAAATTTAGCACCAGCACCATCTGGAGAAGAATTAGCAAAAGAAATTTCAGTTATATATTGTGAAGCTGGACTTGATGCTTTATTTAATACTTTAAGTTCATAAAAGTTTGAACTATTTCCAACTATTTGATGGTAGTCGCCACTATCTATAGCTGCTCCATTTCTTGCCATTTTAACTGCACCATTGCTACTAACAGTTATACGGTCTGTATTATCAGTTCTAAAATACATGCCTGCATTTTCTTTATTATTAATATAAACGTCATTACCACTTGCTTCTATTAACAAACCATCTGTATCAGCAGTTCCAGTTGTAGAATTTTGAAGTCTTAATACTCCTACTGGCAATCTAACCACTTCTGAACTATCAATAGAAATAGCTGTTGCGTCTGCACTTGATGTAATACCAGCTACTCCACCTACACCACTAGCAAGTTTTGCAGAAGTTACAGAACCATCTCCAAGTTTAGCAGTAGTCACAGAGCCATCACTAGGTACTGTCATAACTCCTGTTCCATAATGTAAAAAGAAATTACAAGTTGATGTGCTTGGTACTGCAACGCCAAAGTTTATTGTAGAACTTGAAACTGTAAAGTTAGTAGCT